ATTTAAGTTGACGGAGGAAGAAAATGATTAAGTGTGTAATGTTAAATGCTCACTGCACTTTAATTTCTAAAATCGTAGAAGTTGATGCAGAGATAGGAGATCCGAATTGTAAATTAATTGACCCATATGTGTATAATAGTATAGATGATATGGTGCCTTGGAAAGCAGATATCACAAATCAAACAGAGTTTATGATAAGGTCAGAGGATATATTGACGATTGCAGACCCTAATGGTACAATAATAGACAAATATACTGAACTAACTGCGTAATGAGATTTTATACCAACGTCCAAATGGTCGGAGATAATTTCTTGGTTCGTGGATATGAAGATGGTAAACACTTTGCAACTCGTGAAAAGTTTTACCCAACACTATTTGTAGATTCAAAAAGAAAGACAAAATATAAAACACTTGATGGTTCTCCTGTTGAACCAATTGAACCTGGCACAGTAAGAGATTGTCGTGAGTTCATCAAAAAATATAATGATGTAGAAAACTTTAATGTTTATGGAAATGAAAGATTTATCTATCAATATATTTCTTCAAAGTATCCAGAAGTTGAAGTTAAGTTTGATATTGAACAAATTAAATTAACCACAATTGATATTGAGGTTAAATCAGAATATGGATTCCCTGATGTAGAATCTTGTGCAGAAGAAATACTTTTAATTACTTTACAAGATTATACAACAAAACAAATTCGTACTTGGGGTCTTGGTGCATTTAACAATAAACAAGAGAATGTTACATATAAATCATTCACTACAGAATATGAACTTCTAACAGATTTCATCAATTGGTGGATGATTGAAGATAATACACCAGAAGTTATTACTGGTTGGAATAGTAAGTTGTATGATATTCCATATCTTTGTCGTCGTATTGACAGAATACTTGGTGAGAAACTAAAGAAAAGAATGTCACCTTGGGGATTAGTAACAGAAGAAGAAACATTTATTGCAGGTCGTAAGCATATCTCTTATGATATTGGTGGTGTATCACAGTTAGACTATCTTGATTTGTACAAGAAGTTTACTTACAAAGCACAAGAGTCATATCGTTTGGATTATATTGCAAGTGTTGAACTTGGACAAAAGAAACTTGATCACAGTGAGTTTGATACATTCAAAGATTTCTATACAAAAGGTTGGCAAAAGTTTGTAGAATATAACATCATTGACGTAGAATTGGTTGACCGTCTTGAGGATAAGATGAAGTTGATTGAACTTGCCTTGACGATGGCATATGATGCAAAGGTCAACTATGAAGATGTATTCTATCAGGTAAGAATGTGGGATACAATTATCTACAATTATTTGAAGAGAAGAAATATTGTTATACCTCCAAAGAATCGTTCAAATAAAAATGATAAGTATGCAGGTGCATATGTAAAAGAACCAATACCTGGCAAGTATGATTGGGTTGTATCTTTCGACTTGAATAGTCTATATCCGCATTTGATAATGCAATATAATATTTCTCCAGAGACTTTACTAGATACAAAACATCCATCTGTCACTGTTGATAAAATACTTTCTGAAGATATAACATTTGAAATGTACAAAGATAATGCTGTTTGTGCAAACGGTGCAATGTATCGAAAGGATGTTCGTGGGTTCTTACCAGAACTAATGGAGAAGATGTATAATGAAAGGGTGATCTTTAAGAAGAGAATGATTACTGCAAAGAAAAAGTATGAAAAAACTCCAACAAAAGACCTTGAAAAGGAAATCGCAAGATGCAATAATATTCAGATGGCAAAAAAGATTTCCCTTAACTCTGCTTATGGTGCTATTGGTAATCAATATTTTCGCTATTATAAACTTGCCAACGCAGAAGCTATTACACTATCTGGTCAAGTTTCTATCCGTTGGATAGAAAACAAAATGAATGACTATCTAAACAAAATACTAAAAACGGAGGAAGTTGATTATGTCATTGCTAGTGATACTGATAGTATCTACCTTAATCTTGGCCCTTTGGTGGAGGTCATATACAAAGATCGAGAGAAGGATGGTTCGAGCATCGTTTCGTTCCTTAATCAGGTGTGTGAAGTGGAACTCGAAAAATATATTACGAATTCTTATGAGACGTTGGCCGAGTATGTAAATGCTTATGATCAGAAGATGTTTATGAAAAGAGAGAACATCGCAGATCGTGGGATATGGACAGCAAAGAAAAGATATATTTTAAATGTATGGGATAGTGAAGGAGTAAGATATGAAGAACCAAATCTTAAGATGATGGGTATTGAAGCAGTTAAATCTTCTACACCTGCACCTTGTCGTTTACTTATTAAGAATGCACTTAAGTTAATGATGAATGGTACTGAAGAAGATGTCATTGAATTTATTGATGAGTCTCGAAAACACTTCAGAAAATTACCACCAGAAGAGATTGCATTTCCTCGCACTGCATCAAATGTACAGAAGTATAAATCACATTCTATGATTTATGAAAAGGGAACTCCTATACATATACGGGGTGCATTATTGTTTAATCATTATGTGAAAGCAAAAAAGTTAGACAATAAATATTCACTCATCAGTAATGGAGAGAAAGTTAAATTTCTTTACTTACAAAAACCAAATGTTATTCAAGAGAATGTAATATCATTTATTCAAGACTTTCCTAGAGAACTTGGACTTGAAAAGTATGTTGATTACGATTTACAATTCGATAAAAGTTTTGTCGAACCACTCAAAGCAATTCTCGATGCAATCGGGTGGAATGTTGAAAAAACTGTAAACTTAGAACTATTTTTTTCCTAATGGAATTACCTATTAATGATCAAGATTTAGATACAATCGTAAATGCTCTTGCACTTGGGGGGGATGCACGTTTATATCATCTTTTGAAAGAAGTTAAAGATGTCAGAGATAACAATCCTGATGGACCTTATAAAAAGATATTGAGAGATAAAGGAATAACAATTTGACCTTGACGAATTGAAATAAAAATAGTATAATAAAAATAAAATGGATTGTTGGCACTGTGGCACTGAACTCATCTGGGGTGGAGACCACGATTTAGAAGAAGAATTTTATGGCGAAGACCATGCATATGACTTCGTAACTAATTTATCTTGTCCAAAGTGTCAAGCCTATGTTGAAGTACATCATCGTAAAGAGGGTAAAGAATGGATTTCTTGAAAGAAATAGTCAAAGAGATTGGAGATGATTTTACAAAAGTTGCAGCAGATATAGATGAAACAGAAAGATTCATCGACACAGGATCACACATCTTTAATGCAGTGGTTAGCGGTTCCATTTATGGTGGTGTTTCTAGTAATAAGATTACTGCCATCGCTGGTGAAAGTTCTACTGGAAAGACTTATTTTTCCTTGGCTGTTGTCAAGAACTTTTTGGATACTAACCCTGATGGTTACTGCCTTTATTTTGACACCGAGGCTGCTGTCAACAAAGGATTACTTGAGTCTCGTGGGGTTGACCTAACACGTACAGTTGTTGTAAATGTTGTAACAATTGAAGAGTTTCGTGGTAAAGCACTGAAGGCAGTAGATATATACTTAAAGACAGATGAAGAGAATCGCAAACCTTGTATGTTTGTATTAGATTCTTTAGGTATGCTTTCCACAGAGAAAGAGATTAAAGATGCACTCGATGATAAACAAGTCAGAGATATGACCAAATCTCAACTTGTTAAAGGTGCATTCCGTATGCTCACACTTAAACTTGGTCAAGCAAACATTCCATTAATAGTTACAAATCATACTTATGATGTCATCGGAGCTTATGTACCAACTAAAGAAATGGGAGGAGGTAGTGGACTCAAATATGCAGCGTCTACGATCATTTATCTCAGCAAGAAAAAAGAAAAGGATGGCAAGGAAGTCATCGGAAACATTATCAAAGCAAAGACTCATAAATCACGTTTAAGTAAAGAAAACAAAACTGTTGAGATTCGTTTGTATTATGATGAAAGAGGTCTAGACAAATATTATGGTCTTCTTGAACTTGGAGAACTTGGTGGTCTCTGGAAGAATGTTGCTGGTAGATATGAAATGAATGGTAAGAAAGTATATGGTAAAGAAATATATAAGAATCCTGACAAGTATTTTACTGATGATATAATGAAGAAGTTAAACGATATTGCTGTTGAAGAATATAGTTATGGAGCAAATTAAAACTACAATGGGCCCTCAATTTATTAAACTTTATAAAAATATTCTTCCTCCAGAATTGTGCTCTCATATG